AAAGGTAAGTCACTTACATTTACCACAATTGGATTTACTGGAGGTGTCCCACTGATTGGTGGAAAGGATGGTATTATCCCAGAAGATGAACTTGGTAACGATCCAGATGACGGAACCGATGGTGGCACTGGCGGAGGCGGTGGCGGTGAAGGTGGCACAATTAAAGTAAACACTAAGAAAATCATTTATACTATAAATGACGTTACTGTAGAAGAAGGTAACCTTGCTCAATTCACAGTTAGTAGATCAGGATATACAGAAGTAGCATCTTCGGTTACTTTTAAAACAATTAGATATGAGGGAACTGCTAAGGAAAATGAAGATTACTTCCCTGTAAATGACATTCTTGGATTTGCACCTGGAGAAACTACCAAAACTATTTCTGTTCAGACAATTACTTCTGAAGAACGCGAAGATGATGAAACTTTCTACGTTTATATCAGAAAGAATACACCAACAAAAGGTAGTGGTGTTAGATCTCAAATAGAAAAATCTCTTGGAATTGGAACAATTGTAGAGAGAAAGGTAAGAGAACCATATTCTCCATGGAGAGGTGGTGATTTTAAAAATCCAGTTTACGATCTAGATGAATTATTCAGTGCTATTACAGATCCAGAAATCGTAGACAATAGTGATATTAGTGGCGATGGTGCTATCTGTTCACTAGATACCGATTGTCCAACTGGTCAAGTTTGTTTCCGTGGAAGATGTATTCCCTCTACATCATGTTCTGATACATCAGATTGTCCCGAGGGAATGCAGTGTCAAAATGGTATCTGTGTAGAAATACCAAGCACAACTCAAGATATTTTTGTTTCATCCGATAGAATTACGTGTCCAGAAGGAGAATTTATTGTCTACACAATAACTTCAACTAATATTGAGAATGGTTCTATATTCTACTATACTCTGTCTGGAACTGACATTACATCAGATGATATTATTACTGGAGGTCTCACAGGAGAGTTTATCATCAATAATAATACAGCAAAGGTAACTGTTGGTATTGCTGAAGATGGGGTAGTAGAAGAAGCAGAGGTATTAAGATTCACTGTCAACGGAACTGGTGCTTCTACAGAAGTTATTATTACTGCTGATGGAATTGAAGATGATAGTGAAGGAGACATAGTATTTGATACTTTTATTCCTCCATCTATAGATGTTGGTGAAATTATTACTGACGATAACGGAGGAATTATTGACATTCCTGTATCTATTCCTGGATCTCCATGGGCAGAACCACCATATGTGTTTATTGGTGGAGAAGGTGTGGGTGCAACAGCAACTGCTCTATTGGACCAAGATGGATTCCTAACAGAAATTAGAGTTAAGAGTCCTGGATATGGTTATGTAAAGAATCTCCCTGCTAGCAGAAATAAGAGATGTATCATCGATACATTTACTGTTATCAGACCAGGAACAAACTATACAAGTCAACCAACAATTTATGTTAATGGCAGAACAGATGTAGCAGAAGCAGTAATTAATGAAGATGGTTTCGTTATCGGAGCAAGAGTTCTTGATCGAGTTACCACATATGATAAATTCCCCGAAGTTCTTATTGTTGGTGGTAATGGTTATGGTGCTAAACTAATACCATCTCTATCATGTCTAGATACTGAAGCACTTACTACAATCGGTTCTACTAAGATTGGAACTGGAAGATACGTTGATTGCCCATAATGTCTTATCAAATACCAGCCGCAGCATATCCAAAAACTATTGCTAAACCCACGACTCCTGATGAATCTCAGGAGTTGTCTGATAATCCTAGGTTTCAAACTGCTTTTAAAGGTTCTAAAACAAGAGCAGAAATTTATGAAAGAAAACTTCCTGATGGAGAAACTAGTGTTCTAAGGATTGATGGTCCTTATGCTCCTAATGGAACTAGTACAATTGTGCAAAGTAGTATAGGGCAGATTAAATTAATCACAGGACGTAGAGATAAAGAAGCTGGTCCTGGTAGTGGTAAACTGTGTATTCACAGTTGGGGATATCAAGCAAAACATGAAGATAGATCAAATTTAGAATTTAACGCTGGCGATGATGAAGAAGGTCAAGCATTAAATCTTCAGTGTTATGGTGACTATGTTGAAAGAAGTGTTGGCGGCAGTCGTTACATCAGAGCACAGAAGATTATTATTGAGGCAACAGAAGAACTGTTGTTAGTTGGTAAGACACAAGTCAACATTCAAGCAGGAGCAAATGGTGGTGGTGCTATCATCATGAATGCTGGTCAGGTGGAGAAAGTAACTAAAAACGATAAAGAGATTATTGTTGGTCAGAAGATGAACTTTGGTACATCTGAAGATACTACTCTTACATTTGATCCCAGAGGATCTAAGAATATTGTTTCTACTGGACATATTAACTGGACTATTGCTGGTGATTACCAGCAGTGGATTGGTGGTGTAGAACAGCATATCGTTGCTGGTGGTCCAGGAGTTCCACCACTCATTAAGGCGAGAGATTCATCATACTCTGTTAAGACTGCTATTGGTGGTCAGACATATGATTCTGCTGATTTCATTAGTATGAAGGCAGGCATGGCATGGGATGTTTCAGCAGGATTATCTGCTACAATTAACACGGCACTCAACTTCAGTGCTAAAGCAGCTGGTACAGCAGACATCACTGCTCTAGGTATAGTAAATGTCACTGGTTCGCTTATTTTGCTCAACTGATAAGTCAGCATTATCTGACCGATCGGAAATCCGTATCGAAAACTGGCACAAGGGGGGTTGCTTTTCGGGTTCGAACCTGATAAATTGTATTCATGCGATGGGGAAAACCTCATCCTTCATCTGCGGGTAACCATTCCGCAAGTAACTTAAAGGAAAACAAAAATGATCAAAACTGCTTTCGCTGCCGCCGCTGCAGCCGCTGCTTTCGCTGCTCCTGGTGCAGCTCTTGCAGGTCCCTACGTCAACGTAGAGGCAAACTCTGGTTGGACTGGTTCTGACTACAACGGTACTGCTACCGACGCTCACGTAGGTTACGAAGGCGCTCTTGGCGAGCGTGGTTCATACTACGTCCAGGGTGGTGCTACTTTCGTCTCCCCTGACGGTGGTGAGACCGATGTTGTTCCTTCTGGTAAGGCAGGTCTCGGTTTCGCTGTTACCGATGCTCTCGGAGCATATGGTGAGGTCTCTTTCGTCGGTTCTGGTGATGACGACATCGACCGTGGATATGGCGCTAAGTTGGGTCTGAAGTATTCCTTCTGATCTCCATAACCCCAAGGGGCACCTTCGAAGGTGCCCTTTTTTTATGTCTCTAAATAAATTGAATGATCTTTTATCATGAACTACAAACCCTATTCAAAGGAATGGCACAGGTATAGATATCTAAAAGAAGCTATCGATACCTACCTTGACGACTACGTAGATAACGATATCATTATGAATGATATTCTCAACATCGTGTGTGATCGTCAAGAACGGGCACATGCTGAGTATCACAAACTTGAAGATCTAGAGTTAAAACTGCGGGACTAACATGCTATCTACTCAATACAGACTACGTTTAGAATTCATCTGTAAGAAGATCGCAAACAAGGAGGAAGTAAAATTAGACGACATGATCTGGGTGGAGAAACTCGCTAAGAGACACACCACCGCACGCGACTGGTTGAACAAGGCACGCCGTCAGGCAGCGCAGGACATCCAGGAAGGCACTATGGACGATTTCATGAATAAGATGGGTCTAGGTGATCCAGACCCATCTAACTACCGTACAGGGTTCTCTGGTGCGGACGAGATTGTAGACTGGTTCAAGCAAGACAAACCTGATGATTGGCGACAGAGAGACTAATGAATGATTTTTTAGATAACCTTGGTGCTGAACAGTACCGAAAAATGCATAAGAGTGAGTTTGAAAAGATTACTCCCGAGACATATGAAAAAATGAATGAGGAGTTTGTAGAGGAGGGACTTGCTTTCTCTATTCTTGTTCCCACTCAAGAACAGATTAATGAATGGAGGCAACGTGATTGACGACAACTTTAGAAAAATTGCTGTAGAAAATCATTTAGAAGGTGTGACTAAATTGGTGGAAGGTGCTAACTGGGAGAAGGCAACAAACAAAGTAATTGTTGATAACCTCATAGAAAAGATCGAACAACTTCTAGATGGGAAAGCGAAGCACTATATAGTTGCTGATAAGAAAACTACCCATAGAAAAATCGTAATTGAGTATGACCACGGCAGTAATCTACAGTAACGGCAGTCAAGAGTGTGAACGTATGGCAGCACTCTTAGAAAATCTACGAGAAGTAACTGACTTCCAGAAATATGAACTAGGCAGACACTTTGAAGATCACCAATTTCGTAATGAATTTGGAACAGAGGCAACATATCCACAAATTGCTATCGGACTGAAGCACATCGGTAGCATGAAAGAAACACTACAATACATGAGTGACAAAGGAATGTTCCTTTGACTTGACAAAACCTAAGAAACTCAGTAGAATAACACTGTCCAAGTTTCAGAAGGGTAATGGCTTTAGGTAATCAAGTACAGGAGAGTTTGCAGGAAGCTTCTGCATCTCTACGCAACGCTCTAGCATTTGCTGCTAGGCAGGAGAGACCCATCGTATGTAAACAAATTGCTGATCTTATTTCTGAGATTGAGCATATTGGTTCATTTGATGGTATAATGGATAAACTAGAGGAAATTACTAATGAAGAAAACTCTTAAGAAGACTGATAGTAAAGGACGAGAAGAGATCTGGGAATGGGATGAGACCCCAGAACTTCGAGCATTTATCAAGCAGCAGTCAATCACTAAACTGTCTGCACCTCCCACAAGACCCCAATAGTGTGCTATAATTAGTACATAACGGACTGGAATACATCCGTGCTCACGTCTCCAGGAGAAAAAAGAACTGGAAAACCAACCCGCGTGGGAGAGGGATGGGAACTCCCTTGATGCCACCGTTACTGACTGATCACCAGTAACGGATTGCTTCCTTAGCAATCTGGTGAATGCAGCAAACTCATAATTTGCCTAAGGAGAGTTCGATCCTCTCAGGAAGCACCTAAGCGAGCGTGGCGGAATCGGTAGACGCACCAGACTTAAAATCTGTTGATTGTAAAGATCGTGGGGGTTCAAGTCCCCCCGCTCGCATTTCCTGTGTAAATAGTATTACCAGGAAACCCTGACAAAGTAAATGTCTAAAACTTATAAGTACACAATCTCTCGTAAACATGTGTTTGTAGATAACGAACCCGTGTTGATGTATTTTGTGGAAAACATGCCATTTGCTTTCGATGTTCTCGAAAGAGAAGAAAAAGAAAACAAATGGATTCTGTCAGAGGCAGCGATGAATCAAGAGTATACTTTAGAGGATATCTTTAGATACTCTGATTATCTAATTGCTGAAGAATGCCACCCAGTTTTATTTGAATTAGATCTCGTTAATCCAGAAGTTTTGCCCGATGAACACGTTTCTTGAATTGTTTGAAGGGACTTTTGCTAACAAACGTCAAGCACAGTCCCATCCCACTCGTTATGCACATATTCGAGTAACTCATAAAAAAATTGGACAAAACAGATTTTATGGTGAGCAGGCATATAACTACCTGCTAAATAGACCATACAGGCAATTCGTTATTGAGGTTGTTGACGAAGGTGAACAATTACGCCTGAAGAATTACGAGATTCTAACTCCTGTCAAGTTCATTAATGGTGAAAACCTTGATGAACTTACTGATGATGTCTTGACATACCGTGAGGGATGTGATAATATTATTAAGCAAACAGGAGACAAAACGTTTGAAGGTCAGAATGAGACTTGTGAATGTTGGGTGATGCGTAATAATATCAAGACCTTTGTTGCGAATCAGGTAAAACTTACCGAAGATACATATACAGTTCTTGATCGTGGTCTCCATTCAGAAACCAAACAAAAAATTTGGGGTTCTGATTGGGGACCTTTTGAATTCAAAAGAATGCCACTCTAGCTCAGCTGGTAGAGCAGGGCTTTTGTAAAGCTCAGGTCGCAGGTTCAAGTCCTGTGAGTGGCTTGTGGGGGATTAGCTCAGTTGGTAGAGCACCTGCTTTGCAAGCAGGCTGTCAGGAGTTCGAGTCTCCTATCCTCCACTCCCATTCCCTCATAGCACAATTGGTAGTTGCGTTGGACTGTTAATCCGAATGTTCCTGGTTCGAGCCCAGGTGAGGGAGTTAAATGGTATAAATAAAAAAAGTTATACCAAGTATATGGAAACGAGAACTTACGCTGAAAGAAAAGCTAAAGATCCTGAGTGGGCGAAGAAGATGGCAGAAAGAGTATCTGCTACTCGTAGAAAGAACGTAGCAATACTAAAAGAAGAAGCAGGAAACTGTTGTTCTGTCTGTGGATATAATAAATGTATTGCTGCACTAGAATTTCATCACCCTGATCCAACTGTAAAAGAGGGTGGTATTATTGGTTCTACTGCCTCTCTTGCCAAGCAAAGAGAAGAGGCAAACAAGTGTGTTCTGGTGTGTGCTAATTGTCATAGAGAAATTCATCATGTATAGAACAACGTATAGAGAACAGTTCGGTTATATTTTTCTATGTGTGAATGAAATAGTAAGAATGCTTATTCTCAGGGATCGGTACAGACCTCGTGTATAAATAAATCCTAGGATAAAAGATATACCGCAGGGTCAGATTAATCATGCCATTAACACGTCTGGATAACCTTATCAGCTCCAAAACTGGTAAGTATCTTTATGTTTCTCCTGATGATTTCAACGCAACAGATGCGTTATCTAATAGAGGTAATTCACCTGTCACACCATTCAAAAGCATCCAGCGTGCTTTCCTAGAAATCGCAAGATATTCGTATCTGCCTGGTTTCGATAATGACCGTTTTGACCAGTTTAGCATCATGCTAATGCCTGGTATTCACTATATTGACAACCGTCCTGGTCTAGTAGATACCACTGGTATTGATGTATTTGGTTTTGATCAGGCAAATAATGAGTGGACTGATAACTCTATCCTTGATATCTCTAACCCCGACAACGTTCTTTATAAGTTCAACAACACTGAGGGTGGTGCTATCATCCCCAGAGGTTCTTCTCTCGTAGGTTATGACCTAAGAAGAACTGTTGTTCGTCCTATGTACGTTCCAGATCCTGCATCTGTTACAGTTCCTCGTTCTGCAATCTTTAACGTAACTGGTGGTTGCTACTTCTGGCAGTTCACCATTAAGGATGGTCAGACTACATCAGAATCTCCTCTTTATAATGCTAATGCAGGTACTGGTGAGGTCTACTATGACCCTAATGACTTCACTAGAAAGACTGCTCCTAACTATTCTCACCACAAACTAACTGTATTTGAATATGCAGATACAGAAGAACTAGGTCTTTTCTATAGAAAGATTGCTAAGAGTTTCTCTGCATATCAACCAACGATCGATGATCCAGGTGAATTCGATTTCAGAGTACAAGAGAACAGAATTGTTGGTCCTCTATCTGACTCTAGAGTTATTGAGTCCTTGACTCTAAATGATGCTACAACTATTCCTAGCATCCCAGCATCTACTTCTGAGATTGAAGTAACAACTAAAGTTGACCACGGATACTTTGCTGGTCAGTTTGTTGCTATCTCTGGAACTGATATTGATGATGTTTTAGAAGGCATCTTCCCAATTTCATCTATTGATCAGAATGATCCACGTAAGTTTACTTACGAAGTTCCTGTTGTTGTTAGTGCAATCGGTACAGGTATTGCCGCAGGTCAAACTGTTAGTGTAGATACTACTCCTGCACTTGGTCAGAATGCACAGACTCTTGCGGAAGTTGACTCTGTTGAGTCCGCATCTCCGTATGTCTTTAACTGCTCCATCCGTTCTACGTGGGGTATTTGCGGCATCTGGGCGAATGGTCTTAAGGCGACAGGCTTTAAGTCGATGGTTATCGCGCAGTATACGGGCGTTTCGCTCCAGAAGGATGACAGAGCATTCGTCCGTTATGATGAGTATTCTAACACTTGGAACCAAGCATCACTAGTTGACGCATTTGCTACGGTTCCTTACCATGCAAAGGGTGATTCTTACTGGAAGGATGACTGGAGAAACTTCCACGTCCGCGCTTCGGAAGATGCATTCATCCAGAACGTTTCTATCTTCGCTGTTGGTTTCGCTGATCACTTCCTGATGGAAAGTGGTGGTGACATGTCGATCACCAACTCTAACTCCAACTTCGGTAATACATCACTTCATGCTATTGGTTTCAAAGGTTTCGCCTTTAACCAAGATAAGGGTGGTTATATTGATGCTATTATTCCTCCAAAAGAAGTTGAGACTGGTGTTGCTAACGAAGTTAAAACACAGTATTATACTATTGATATTACAGGAACAATTTCTGACTCACAGAACTACACCAAGTTGTTCTTAGGTAGTGATGATATTAACGATCCTATTAATCGTCCTGCTGTTGGTATTGGTGGTTATAGACTTGGTGCTAAAACTGATGAAAAACTCTATGTTAAACTAGATAGAGCAACTGATGGTGGTCCAGAAATCTTTAATGCAACTCTAGAACCAACTGGTTTCCTTAAGTATATTGCTGCACCATCTATCCTCAATCCATCTGGATTTGCAATCAATAATAACTATGCTGACGCTGCTAATCTAATTGAAAGCAACCGTCGCATGATCCAAGAGGAAGTCTTCGGTTATATTCTAGAGAAGTATCCTAGACTCCAGAACATTTCTTATGTAAATCCTGGTAGAGATCCTAACGCGAATCGTTACTTTGATGCTCGTAACTTAATTAATGACAATAGACAAGAAATTATTAGTTTAACTAATATTTCTCTCCTAGATTTTGCTGGTGGAACCACTGCCATTTCTGTTGAAGATATGGGTGATATGGTTGATGCTGTTGCAGAAGACCTTAGAGATGGTGGTAACTACAATATCGTTTCTCTTATCAATTCGTATTTTGACGCTGACGGAACACTTGATCGTTATGCTTCAGATCAAGAGCAATTCATTTGGGCAATAGAAAGAATTCGTGACAACTGTAAGAAAGCAGTTGCTAACTTATTATCTGTTAAGGCAGATCTTTATGATCCAAGTGGAGAGTTACCTGACTTCTCTGGATATACTAATTCTCCTAATGGAACCATTACTAATGGTAAGACAGGATCTCAGGCAGAGGAAGATGGTGACACAACAAATGGTGTTACTATTGATCTTGCAAATAAACTTGATCCTGCTGGTAGATATAAAGATACTTACAATCTAATTGAAGAAAATAAAGACTACATTATTGATAATGCTCTAGCAGAGATTGCTACGTATGATACAGCACCATTCTTCTACTTCCCAGGTGATGATCCAGAATATAATAGATCTAGATTCAAGACAGCATATCGTCTCATTAGAAGGAACAAAGAAGACGCTCTAACTCATGCTATTAATGAGATCCAGAGCGTCCATCCACTATTTGTGTTCCCAGGTGGAGACACTGCTAAGTGCAGAAGAGATCTTGGATACTTTGTCGATGCTATTGCGATGGACATTTATCTAGATGGTAACTTCTGGACATTTGAATTCTGTAAGAAGTATTTTAATGAAGCTGGTGACACTTGGGTTCCTGGTGGATTACAAGATGAACAACCTCAGAGTATCACTGGATTTAATGCTGTAAGAAATTACTTACAAGATGCTGTATCTAACCAACTAACGTCTGGTTATCAGGATCTAACTGTTAATGAAGGTAATCCAACTTATAACCCAGGAAATGAGGGATCAGATGTTCCTAATAACGATCCTTCTGCATGTTCCGATGTACAGAATGCTGTAGCATCTCTAACATCTATTGTTGTACAGGTTGTTTCTGATGGAAATACTGATAGTTTAACTAATCCAGGAAATCCCAACTATGTTGATGATAACCAGAGAGAACTAACCACTAATGAAACCAAGTGTCGTAGAGACATCAGACATATTGTTAATGCTGTACAGCAAGACTTGTGGTTTGGTGGTAACGCTTACTCTATTGCAGCTGCTAAGGCATATTTCAATAAAGATGGTGAACCAATTGCAAATGGTTTAGTTGGTGAAGCTACTGAGTCTATTGTTGCATTCAAGCGTGCTGCTGATGCTATTAACCTAGCAATTAACAACCAGTTATATTATAAGGACTTGACGATCACCCTTGATACTACTGGTGATCCTCCAATTGTATCTGACATGAATGCAGATGCATCTAATCTTCTTGTTAAGAATAAGGAATTCCTTGCTAAAGAAGCATATGAGCGTATGCTTGCTGCGTTCCCTTCTTATGAACCACAAGCAACAAATACTGAGCAAGATTGTTTAGATGATGTTTATAATGTTCTAGAAGAAATTGCATATGATGTTAAGTTTGGCGGCAACGCTAGAACTTATGATGCTGCAGAAATTTACGTTACTAACGTAATGCCATACTTTGGCGCTAGCAAAAAGAAAAAAGAATTCACTCCTACAACTGCAACATATGATCCTGAAACTGGAGTAGCAGTTTTAACTATTCCTGGTCATGATATGACCAGCGGAAACTATGTTAAGTTTGCACCAGAAAGTTTAGTATTTACTTGTGCTGCTGACAATAATGCAACTCAACACGCTTATCCTCGTATTGATGATGGAAACTATAATACTTGGATGCAGATTATCGAGTCTGATGCAAATACAATTACTGTAAATGCTGGTGTCTCTACTGATACTTCATTACATACATTCGTTTCTGCTGCATCTAATGCAGTTAAGTATGGTGTCGTTTCTGAAACGTTTATTGACCCTGAGCGTGATGAAGCTGCAGCTGTATTCACTGAGGTTAAGAACCTAGTTCCTGCTATTATGAGGAATGAAGCTGTTGTTACTTCTCCTGGTAATACACTTGAGCAGTTTAGAGATTTGACTATCACTGATGACTGGGATGATCCAGCATGTGCAACTCCTATCTCTGCAGCACAATCAAACCTTGATACAATTATTCAAGCTATCGGTACAGATGCTACTGGAGTTGGTAATTTAAATAGCATCATTAGAACTGCCCCAACACAACCAAGCACTGCAGATACTCTTTATGGTCCTGGTGGATATGTTGCTGGCAACTGCTCTGATGTTTTGTCTTCCGTCAATAGCTTGATTTCTATTGTTACTGATGCAGTTGCTGCAGGTAGTCTCAATACCTTACCATCTATCGATAATGGTGAGTGGGATTGTGCAAACGTTCGTGGCACTATTGAAACTTTATTTGATATCTTTGTTGATGCTGTTGAAACCAATAGTTTGGCAGATCTACCACCAGTTAATCGTGGTGGATTCACTACTGATGCAGAAGTATCTAAGTGTTTCCGTGACGTTTCTTACATCGTTGACGCTGTTGTATCTGACCTTAGACTTGGTGGTAACATCAACTCTGTACAGGCAGGTGAAGCATACTACGTTGGTAATCAACTAGAGTATATCGACGGCGAGAAGACAGAGACCATCGATGCATGGAACTATGTCGGACAGATGGCAACTGCTGCCATGAGAAACTTCGACTTCTTAGCATACAACTGTCAAACAAATACTGGTTCTTCAATTGTTGATATTGGAGATACTCGTGGTGTTCTAGTTGGGATGAGTGTCACTGAGTATGACAATAGTGATTTTGCAAATCCAGCATATGTAGATGGACTATTACAAGAAGGTGCAACTGCAGTCTATAATTGTCTTCCAGAAAATGTATTCGTCAAGAGAATTGTAAGCAATACTGAAATTGAACTTGGTGTTAGAAATTCTAGATTTGATTCTGGTGCTTCCGTAAATGCTCTCCAGACAAGCAGCACTAAAGATCTATACTTTGTGTTTGAAAATGGTCAGTGGGCAGATACTCTACCTAAGACAGTAACTGTTGGACCTGCATCTTCAAATCCAGATGTCATTCAAGATACTTTAACATCTGCTGCACGAAGAGAGTGTGCGGATACTGCTAATGCTATCGAGACACTAATTGGTAACATTACCACCATTATTAATAGCGGTGTTGGATCAGTTGATAGACAAGAACAAACAACTAGTCTATCTGCGTTTGCTTCTAGAGCAACAGTATTCACAATCAATACTAGTGGATATAGCACATCCAACCCACATAACTTTGAGACTGGAACTCCAGTTAGACTTGTTCCACGTCCTCGTTTTGATGTTGCTAAGGGTGAATATGTTGATGTTGATAAGCGTCTTGTCAGACTACCAAATGGATTCGAGACTAATAGAACTTACTATGTAATTGCTCCTGGTAGAAGAACACAACCAGAAGATTACTCTACTACGACTTTCTTTAATGGTAGCGATCAGACTAAACTGATGCTCGCAACCTCTAAAGAGAACGCAGCAGCAGGTATTTACATCTATGCATCAGAATCTGATTCTATTGATGCTGATGTTGAGATTGATATCTATCAGTTCATCCTAGATCAAAATTATGATCTACACAACTATACTTGTACTTTAACTACTTCGGTTAATGCTGGTATTCAAACTGATGTATCACACATCTTTGATACTCCATTCTCTTCTGTAACACCACATAAGGTATTCTTTAGAGCTGCAGAAGGATCGATCCTTCCTAATGTCTCTACAACATATTCTAATGATCCAGACATCGCTGTAACTGATTCTAATGATCCAGATTTTGGCAGAATCAATAAGAAGAAAGAATTCTATGCTCGTTATCAGAATGATCAAGTATTTACTATTCACAAGACACATGCTGATGCGATCAATAATGTAAATCCAATTACATTTACATCTGGTCAAACACAAAAATTTGAAGTCTATGCTAACAAGCGTAGAAGTCCTGTTCAATTTGATCCAGCATTTACTGTTGGTGTTGCTACTGAAGGTAAGTGGTATGTTAATGTTAAAGATGAAGGATCTTCTCCACCAGCATCTGTACAAGAACAAAACATTCTTTGGAGACTTCATCAACCTGATTATGCTGATCGTCCAAGAACTACAGATATGTGGTTCACACGTTTGGAAGATAAGCGTGAGGCAGATGACAGAACCTATAAACTACGTTATGTTATTCCTAAGTATCTCGAAAATGCAAGAGATCCTATTAATGGATTTGTCATTAAGACAAGAACTGACGACACCCGTAAGTTAGTACCTCAGAAAATTCTATTGAAACCAGTTGCTGGTACTGTATATGGTGCTCGTTTTGAGAACCCAGTACAGGCAGGAGAATACATCGGTTTCACTTCTGATGAACTCGCAGCAGCAAGTCTCAATCCTAGTAATACCTATGATCCATATAAAAAGGATCAGACAGGTCAGGGTATTGAATATAGAGCATTTGCTAGATTTAATTCTGGTATTCAAGCAACTATTCAATCTGGTCGTTATGTTGAGGATATTGCAAATCCACAAATTAAATATCTAGAACTAACTGTTTATGACCACACTGTAGATTCTAAGAATTTCCCTGGTTTAAGAAACGAATCGTTCACAACAGTTAGGATCACTGCACCTCAAGGTGGTGAGTGGACAGTTAATAAGACTGCAAGTGTTAATGCTAACCAAGTACAGTGGACTGGTAATTCCTCTGGTATTGCTAATATCCATGCTTACATGACTGTAAATGGTGAGCACTACCTTATCTTGAAGAACCTCCGTGGTGGTAAACTTGAGTTTAGTGAGTATTATAATACTAGATTCCAGCAGGGTGCAGTATTTGCTGACATGATAGAGGATCAGGACATGGGCAAATCCCTACCTCTAAAAACTCTAATCGCAAAAAATTATCCTGAGTATTATTACAAGCAAAACGGCGCTAACGTTTATACCATCACCCCTGGTGATCGTATTCAAGACGACGCTGGTATTGAATACTACGTTGATAGTCTTGAGGATGCTGGTGTTATTGAAGATACATTCTATGTCTTCAACTATGAGACACTACAGCGTAGAATTGCAGGTCAGCAAGATGGTATCTACTATCTCTCCTGTCTACGTGGTAACATCTCACCATTCCCACAAGGTGCTGGTATTGCAGAAAACTTCCGTAAGTTTAAATTCTCACAACCAGTTAGCAACCTATATCCATTAGATTACAAGAATGATCCTCTATGGTTCCAAAAGAATGGTACTACTGCAGAGGAACTTGCTCTCGCCTCTCTATCTAATGATCCACCATCAACGTTCTCTGCTGCTGACAACTATATTCATGGTCTTGTTACAACTAACGATTACAAGAATTCTGTAACGAAGGAACTTGCAACTGATTTACTTGATCAGCCTGCATTTGCAGATAGAGACTATACTAACACCACTTCTGACTCTAATAACAATATTATCGATAATAGACTCAGAGCAAAGCCTGGTAATGCAGTTTCTGGATCCGAACAAAGAAAGATTCCCATTTCTGGTGACAGTCAAGTTATCTCTGATCAGCGTTACTACGTTGAACTTAGAAGACCATCTATTGCTCGTGCTGGTAACCACACGTTTGAATACCTTGGTTTCGGTCCTGGTAACTACTCCACTGGTCTCCCAGCACGTCAAGAAATCGTTCTTTCACCTACTGAGGACTTCTACGCCCAAAGTAAGAAACAGGACGCTGGTATTGTCTTCTACACTGGTCTAAACTCCAACGGTGACCTCTATATTGGTAACCGTAAGATCAACGCCATTACAGGCGAAGAGACTTTCCTTGAGCAGGCAGTTCTATCATCTGGTGAAGATGATAATGAGGATGTAGGAAACCTCGTTACATCATTTGATACTCCTGTAACATTCAACCAGAATATTACAGTTGTTGGTGGTGATGGTGATCAACAGAACGTATTCCAGTCCCCACTTATTATTTCTGTACAAGACGATGATCTCACTCAAGTACGTGATTCTCTGATTATCCGCTCTAATGTATCTTCTATTGATCCTGTAACTTTACTAGAACAGAATGAAAACTTAGATAGAACCAACTGGACTCCTCCAACGTTAGGTGATATCAGAATCAGTAAGAACAGAGTTGATGCTGCTGTATTCGGATTTAATGCTTTAGGTCAGGGTCAGAGTTATCAAATTCAGACTCACCTTATTAATGGAGTTCCTTCTAATATTTCTCCAAATAACTCTCCTAGTATTGCTAATGGTGGTAATAGACTACTATCCACTCAATTTGTAAACTTTGGTGGAGTTGCTGCTAAAGCAGGAGATATTGTCCTCAAAGGAAGAGAAGTTGGTAGGTCTGGTTCTCTTGGATGGGTATTTGCAAACTATTTTAATCAGATTGCTACTACTCTCATCAAACAGATTGAATTTGATGGAACTAACGTAGTTAAGTTAGAATTTGAAGATAATGGTATTGATGTTCCAAACTCCACAATTGGCATCAATTCTGCTTCACAGATCAGATTCACAGCTTATCCAAATAGTCAGTTAAATGCTGTATGGACTGTCTTTAGTCCAAATGGTGATGCATTTGATCCTACAAACAACTACGTACACTTCCAAGTTAATGACTCACAGACAATTAATGTCAAGTCATGGTCATCTGTACTTACTGAAAGTCCTAGTGCTATTGTTGAATTCTCTAATTCAAACTGGAAAGAGTTTGGACCAATTGGTGGTGAAGCACTCAGAACTGAAACTGAAAATATTGGTGATTACAAGTTAGGCATCAATACTGTTGCTCGCACTGCACATGATGCTGCAGAGAAAGGATTTGATGTTAATGAAAGTGTACCAAGAGCAAACTTGGATGTTGTTGGTACTGGATTTATTAGTGGTAAACTAATTTCTTCCTATCTTTCTGAAACTTCTGTTATTAAGACAGAAACTGATGTTGATAATGCTTTCTTAGTTGGTGGAAATAGTGCTGATGCAAATGATCCAGCAACGTTGAGAGTAATGACTACCAATAATGGTAGAGTTGGTATTAATACTTCTATTGGCGATACTGTAAATCCATATAAGAACTTAGACAAGACCTTTGTTGTTATTGGTGATGCTAGAATTCATGAGAATCTTGAAGTTACTGGTGATTTAGAAGTTAATGATGGTGACATCACTACAACAAACTCATCGTTTAACTTTGTTAATAATAACGCTTCTATTATGAACTGGGCAGGTGATGCTCAGATTCTAAACCTTGCTAATAACTATACTGGAGCGCAAACGATTTCAATTGGTGGAGCTGCTTCATCTCAGACATTTAATATTGGTAACGCTACAGCAAGTGGTACATTTAACGTTCATAGAAATGCTAATGTTTCTGATGTAGAATTTGCAACAACTTCTAACCTTCTTACATCACAGTGTCGCATTACTATTGGTGGTGCATATCTTGCTGCATCTTCAATAAATTCCAATTTAACAATCGGAACATATTATACTAATATTAGAAGTAAAGAAACTGAAATTGGTTCTGGTGTTGCCCCAGGAACTGGTGAGGTAAGACTCTTCACTCAAGCAGGAACTATCAAACTATTTGATGGTGACCAAACGACAAATGTCAAGCTTGGATTGAATGCTACCAATTTTGAATTAGGTTCTACTGGTGGTACTACATTCATCAGAAACACTCTTAACGTTCTCGCTTCTGCTATTGTCGAAGGTGACATTAGATTAGATGGTGGATTAAAAGCAGGTATTATTGAAGTTGAACGAGGAAGATTTAACACTACTATTACACCACACAATATTGCTGGTGTACAGAATCCAAATATTGACTTCTATAAGTATGAGTCTACTGGCAGAAGAATTGATACTCCTGGTGTTTCTTTCTGGGGATCTGGTTCGTTCCTAGTTGGTGGTGGTCAGATTGCATCTATTCAATTCCCAAATGTAAATGACGCTTCTAGACTGCCTGGTACATATCCATTCTTGACTGCAACCACTAATGGTGCTGGTTCAGGTGCGGTATTCACGGTTAGTGTTGGTTTTGATCCAGATAGAACTATTGATATTACTGTAGAAAGTCCTGGTGAAGGATATGCTCAGGGAGAGATAGTTACTATCACTTCTACACAACTTGGTGGAGCAGGTCCAGATTTAGTATTTGAAGTTAATGCTATCACTGATTCAGGTGCTAACTATTATCTACCAATCACAACTCCGTCACCCGAAGATTTCTCGGTTGGAGATCTTATTCTTATTGATAGAGCAAATGCTTTATCACCTGATTCGGTAGGTTCTGGTACTAACTTAATCACTGGACTAAGAAATGAAGCAGAGAGTGAAATTGTTCGTGTTGTTGGTATTGCAAACGTCTCTAACCCTTCTGATCCAAATGGTTATAGATTAATTGTTAGCAGAGGTCAGGAAGGCACAACCATTTACACTAATCACCCAGATGAGTGTATTCTTGCGAAGTTTGTCAAACAATCTGGCGCAAGTTATATTACTGGTGCTGATAATAACTTTGATGGTGTACTTGATGATCCTCTTGTCGGAATTGGTGACGGCACACAAAATGCTCGTTTTGGTCTTGCTGAATTTGGTGGAACTATCAGCACAGCAGATTATCTAAGATTATCTGGAACTGAATTTGTTGCTATTGCTGAACTAATTTCTACAGATCCTCAGGCACTGATTGTTAATGATGGTGGTTCTCCTGCTACGGATGTCTTTAGAGTAGATTCAACAACTGGCAACACTAAAATTCTTGGAGATGTTAATGTTGGTGTTGGATTCAATAAGTTTACAATTGAATCTACAACTGGCAATACCAATATTGAAGGAACTCTAACAACAGAGAATACACTAACGATTAATGGTTCTACTATTGAGCAAACTCAGTGGTTCAGAATCACTAATGGTGGTGATACTAATAATGCAGTTAGAACAACTTTAGAGGTTGATACTGCAACTGGTGATCTTACTATTAACGGTGGAGACATCAACGTTTATGGTGATGATGGAACAACACCACGTTTAACATTCGTTAACAACACTGGAGACTTCAGAGTCTATGGTAGTCTTTCTGCTACTGGAACTGGATCCTCTAAGTTTGGTGGTCCTGTTATTATTGGTCAATACTTTGGTGTTACCAGTGATCCCGAATGGTTGTATAATGCAGATGCTGATCTTACAATTAATGGTGGAGACCTAACCATTAATCAAGAAGGAGAAACTATCTTTAGTGTTGAAAATGATGGTGCTGTTACAATTGCTGGTATTCCTGACTTCTTCTCACAAACTGGTGGTCGTACATGGATATACGCTGCTGATAGCGTAATTGATGCTGTATCAAACGTCAACTACTTTGTTGGTGCTACTGGTAATACATTATTCAGACTACCTACAAATGCTCTAATGGGAGACATGATTCGCATTATAGATATAGGTGGATCCTTAACATATAACTTGTCACTTGTTATCAGAGCACCAGACAACGTTAAGGTTCAGGGAGAAAGTTCTAATACTGGTTCTGCTATGATCTCTGGTATTGGTAACTCCAACCTTGCTGGATATAATGGTGGTGAACTAATTGTACAAACACCAAATGCTGGACTTGCATTAGTTTATGCTGGAAGTTCTACTCCAAGTGGTGGATCTGGAGTCCCAAGTGGACAAGTTGGTTGGTATATTGTAGAGGTCTGATAAATGCCATTTTTGCAAGAAATAAAATCCATGAAAGGTGCCGTTATCGGCACCATCATGCCATGGACAGGAGGTCTTAGTGCTGTTCCTGCTGGATGGATTATTTGTGATGGTTCTGAAGTTGAGGCAGATGAATATCCATTATTAACTCAAGCTATTGGTGACACTTATAACGAAGGCACATCTAATTTATCTGGTTCTTTTCCAACTTATAATGGTAATTCTACTATTGTTTTACCTGATCTTTTGAGTAGTAGAATGTTGATGGATATTGAACCAGAATATTTTGGTAATGGTGGAAGAAGCGTAAATATTACTACAGAAATAAATGGTCAGACTGTCGGAATTGATGCTGATCCTGATGCTGTACTTTTAATTGAACCATTATGTACTGGACTTAATAGAGAAAATGCAGCGCCAACAGTTTTTGCTGGTGCTAATTCTCTTAAAACTGATGTTGAATTTACATTAAATGTAAACAGTGGTTATGGTGGTAATATTAGTGGTAATACCATTATTGATGGTGTTGGTGAACGAGAAGTATATATTGGTGGAAGAAAATTAGGACACCACCATATTAGATCTCATGCACACTCTGGTGGTCATGCTACTGTTTCATGGGGTGATGATAGTAGACCTGGAGGAGGTGTGGTTCCATGGGACTACATTACGATGAGATGGTCATACAAAATGTGGGATAACATTAATAATGTCAGTGATGGTGTTGATGTTGATGAAAGATCTGCAGGTTCTCAAATTGATAACCTTCTTGCTATTTTTAGATGGTATTATGGCGATCCAGAGGATGTTATTACACTAATTGACAGCGATAGTAAAAATAGTTTCGGTAATATTGAAGGTTGGGGTAATGGTCTTCCTGGTAGAAGTCTGGGATCTGGTAATTCTGAAAACCCACCAATTAACTTAGGAATCCCTAACTTAAATTTACATCCTGTTGTAAACGCACAAACTGACTGGTACGCATCAGGTGTTGGTAATAATAGTAATGCAGGAAGATTAGATTCAGAAGATGTAATTCCGTATGGTCTTGGTGGACAAAACCTTCAAGTTCCACTGGGATATTATAATTATTATCTTGAAGATGGTGGAAACGCAAATTACGGTACTTTAATGAGTAATGATAGTTTTGCATGGAGTGAAGATAGCTTAGTAGCACATGGTCATGACCCATTTCTTGTTGAATATGATCAAGGAACATTAAAACCAAATAGTAGAATTACTGCTAATGCAACTGTTCCAGCGACAACAACTCTTGATAATGAAATTAATAAAGGAGCATTAGAAATTATCATGGATTCATCACAACCATCTTTAACATGCGTGTACATTATCCGAGCATACTAAAATGAATTACACAAGACAGAGATCACTATATGGTGGAGTTGTTGGTAGTATGATGGTTCATACTACTCCTGGATTAGGATCCACTAATGATCCTAATTCCGCTCAATTTAAGGAGGTAATTCCTGCTGGATATTTGAGATGTGATGGTAGTGTTTTAAATGCTTCAGATTTTCCTGCTTTGGCAGCAGTATTAGGTGTTGGTGGTGAAAGTAGATTTGCTAAAGATAATGTTGAGGTAAGAGAAGCAAATCTAGAGACAGGAGACGCTGGGCAATTTATACTTCCTGATATGGGATCTAAAGTTATTGTTGGTGGTAGAGGATCAGGTGTCTACAATAACTATAGAATTGATAGGGGAATTGAAGAGGCAAGACCAACTAATAGGGTTGGTCCTCAAATTGAAGTTGTTAGTAATTTTGGAAATAGAATTGAAACTTTTTATAGCGGAAATATGGATGTTTCTGCACAATCAAGTTTGCCCATGATTGGTAATCCAAGATACAATTTGGATCGACAAACAACTGAAACAGAATTGGGTATTGAAAATTTCCAAGGTCATTTACACAACGCTAATCAATCATATACAAACTTCACTGCAAATCATGAAGTTGCTTTTGAAGGTGGTAAATTTCCCGATTTGCCAGCAACTTCTGGTCATGGTATCTATTCTGATTTTTCTTCAGAGTGGGAAGCAACTTCTATACATAAACACAATATTGCTAGACCTATTACATATTCACATGATTTTACATATTCATTCCCCGATACACCAGTAGATATGAGTGGTGTTTCTGCATATGTTGATGTAAAAACTTCATCAGAAGAAAAATTAGATCAGTTAATGACACCATTTATTTTAGTAGAATACATTATCAAGTTCTAAAATGCCAATCTATTACAATAGTAGACAAATAAGCGGATATTCTAGTCATACTAATGATGCATGGAGTAATTTTATGAACAGTTATGCGGCACATCCGTATGACACTAGTGCTAATGCAAATGAACTTCCTGATGTAAGTGGTAATGGTAGTTTTACTGCTCCATACTCTGGAACTTATACTATGAAAGGTGCTGCTGATAACTACGGCACAATTAATTTAGGCGGACAGTCTACATCATGTGGTGGTTTTAGTAGTAATGGTAACTCTGTGAGTAGATATTATAGTCAGGGTTCAACTGTTGGTTTTAGTTGGACTTTTGGTAACACTCCTGGTGGATCAAACTTTGAAGGAAACCCATCTGCTATTGCATTTACTGTTGAGGGTCCTGCAGCACCAGATAAACCTTCAGTTAGTTTAGATAGAACACCATCAACAATTATTCAAGGTGAGAGTGTTTACTTAGAATGGTCTTCTAGTGGTGGTGAAACATTTTCACTCACAGATGTTAGTAATCCAGGATCTAGTGGTGATACAACCAAAACTCCAAATAATACAAAAACTTACGTATATACAGCATGTAATGAGGGCGGATGTTCAGAAGCTAGTAGAACAGTAACGGTTTATATTCCACCTACAATATCAATTTTTTCAAATGTAAATAATATTATTGCTGGTGGACAAGTAACTATAAGTTGGGATGGAACTTCAGGAGACGGATCTACAATTACTTGGGTTTCTGGTGGTATTGACAACAATAATTTGCAAAGTTCTGAAACAGTTAATCCCGATGATACTACTAATTATTGTGCTTATGTTAGTGGTTTAGGTGGAACTAGTCCTACTGTATGTAAAGAAATTACAGTATATCAAATTCCAACTATCAATAATTTCTCTGTGCCAGAATCCTTGAATTATGGTGAGAATTCAGTTATTGAACTTGAATATTCATATGCAGATGTTAGTGCAGTATTATCAACATCATATACATATAGAACTATAACTGGTGGTTTTGAGACTGTTTCTGGTCCAACTCAAATTTTAACACAATCTGGGTCACCAGAACTTAATGGACAAAATACAACTATAACATATTCGGTAGCAGGAGATAACGCTCTTCCAACAAATATAACATATAATTCTAATGGACCTTTTAGTGTTGAATATCTTTTAACTGTTAGTGGTAGTGGTGGATCAGATTCTGTTAATGCTACTACCACTATTAATGTTGACACTGAACCAGTAAATATGGATGTTCAGGAAACTGATGATCTAATTAGAGGTACTGAACCTGTGTATGGACCAGATATAGCACCAGGAGATGTCATTCTCAGCGATTTATATTTTATTGAGGATATTGATATTCCCGTCGAAATTAAATCTAATTTACCAATTCAAGTTAGATTAAATAATACAGGAGACTGGAATAATATAAGACAGCAATAATGCCATATACAAATCCTACAACTAGAACGGCAACAGGAGGACTTACGGAGAATCCTCTCTGCACCAGTGTACAGAATGGGTGGTATACTAGATCAGGTGGTCCTGAAGATAATCCTTATTCTGGTATTAGAAGACTAATTATTATCTGGCAAGGTGTCACAATTTATAATACTACTAGTCCTTCGTATACAGATGGTGACTATGTTGTAATTGGTCAGTATGCATATAGAGGTGGAACAAAAAGAGGAGAAAGTCCTTATGGGTGGAATGTAGATGATACTACATGTGGTACAGCATCATCTCCAAGTGGTGACCACTGTAACTCTTTTGATGTTATTAGATACTCAATTCAAAATCCACAAGTTAATAGTTTTTCTATTACACCGACAGAAATTATTCTTGGACAGTCTGCTGTATTAAAATGGTCAACCAGCGATGCTGATTCTGTAAGCATCAATAATGGTATTGGTGCTGTTGCTGCCAATAACACAAATCCTGGTTTGACTGTAACTCCTACTGCAGATACAACATATACTATTACTGCCTCTGCTGGCAACGTTGCTGACAGTTTAAATGCTTCTATTATCGTTTATGTTCCTGCTACTTTTACTCTACAGTGTAATAAGGAAAGTATTATAGCAGGTGGTCAAGCAAATGTCTCATGGTCTCACTCACCAGCAAGGTCCGCCAATACACTCGTTTGGCTTACTGGTGGTATTGATAATTTAAATTTAAACAGTTCAAAAGTAGTTAGTCCTAATGATACTACATTATACAGTGGATATGTCACAGGTAAAGGAGGAGATAGTGCTGTTGCTAGTGTAGAACTTGTAGTACACCAAATTCCAGTTCTTAATACATTTGATGCTCCTACTAGTGTTAATTATGGTGTTGCTACTATTCCAATTGAATATGATTTGGAATATACTAATAATTCTGTAACTGTAACGGTTGTTGCAACATGGTTAAGTGGACCAAATACAGGTCAATCTACAGTTGACACGATAAATATACCACCAGCAACAGATTCTCAACTTAATCGTCCTGGCAGTCAAATAAATGGTACTATTGAATATGAACCTACTTGGGATGATTTTGGTCCAAGAAAATTTGAATTTATTCTTGATGCTCAAGGTGATGGAGGAAGTGCAAACGCTAACATATACACAGATGTAATTGTTGACGTTACACCTGATAATTTTATTATCCCAGAGAGTGATGATCTACTTAGATCTGCAGAACCTGTATTATCTCCTGATACTGAAATTATCTCAGAACAAATATTAGTTGATGATATTGACATCAGCGTTGAAATTAAAGCAAACTTACCAATTCAAGTAAACATAAACAATACTGGTGTATGGAAAAATCTTAGAGAGTTGGGATAGGGATAATAAATAATAACACTGGGATCCTAACGATAGAACGAAGTAATGGCATATTCATTTGCACCTAATGATGAACCGCTATACGTATCAGAGGGTGATTACGTACAGTTTAAATATGTTGCGCCTAATGCTTGGGATACGACTTTAAATGTTAGTATTTTAATTGGTGATCTTCCTCAGACTTGGTTGATTACTACAATACCAGAAGATGTTGCTCCTGATCCATATCCTTTTGAAGACTTAAAACCAGCAGAGTTAGATACATTATACACTTATGGTGATGGTAACAGACCAAGTGAATCAATTATTACTGTTACAGGATTAACTGATACTACTATTGTACCTATTTTTATTAGTAGTAACCTTCCAATTCCACAAAATGAAGCTGATAAAACCCAATATTATGGTTTTCGTATTAAAGTATGGGATGAAGATAATTTAGTATATGGTGCATGGGGTCCATGGCAAACTGATTCAGGTCAGGTAAAGAATCTAGACCAAGTACAGGTTAGAGGGAGATCTAAACTTCTTGAAAACCAAAATACAAGAATAGTTGTTTCTATTGGAAGTGGAGTACAGAACTGGGATATTACAACTAAAGCAATTCCAGTAAATGAACCAATTCCATTCCCAGTTTTTACAGATTTGGATGGCGTAAAATTAAGTACATCCATTTATTCTGAAGTTCTTCAAATTACTGGATTGCTAGAACCTGGCACTATTAGTGTTAGTAATGGAGAGTATGCGATATCAAATAATGCTAATACAGTAACAGATCCAAATGGTTATGAAGTTCTAGATGGTGCTACATTTACTCCTAATCCTGATACCATAAGTAATGGACAATATGTTCAATTAAAGATACAAAGTTCCAACTTAGGTCTAGATGATAGATCTATGGTACTGCAAGTTGCAGAAGGTCTTGGCAGCACATGGACTGTAACTACAAAAGAAGCTATTTCCGAAACACCAAATTCATTCAATTTCCCACCTAAAAATTCAGTTGAATTTGATACATTAGTTCCATCTGCAGCAAGACCTGCCGCTGGTATTAGTGGTCTTGGAAATGACGTAGAAGTTCCTGTCACTTTAGTTTCAACAGATGCTCCTGATGTAAAAATTAAGATTACAGATGAAAATGGAGTTGATGGATCTATTGGAATTTTTCCAGCGACAGTACGTAATGGATATCAAATTACATTATATCATCAAACCTCAAATGTTCCATCAGAAGTTCTTTCTACCGTCATTAAAGTTGGAGATCTGCAGATACCTGCATGGCAAACAATAAACACTGGTCCACCAGACGATACTCCTGATGGTTTGGTTGGTCCAGCAAATTTAAATAATCAACCTCCAAATACATATGTTACTAGTGCTCCTTTTAGCATCCCAGGAATTAATGTACCAGTGACACTCACTTCATCAAATGTCAACTCTTCGATTTCTATCGATGGTGATAATCCTGCTGATTTCCCTAATCCTAGAAGTAGAACATTTGATCCTGCCACAGATACTAGTGTTCAAATTATTATTCTAACAGCAACTAATTTAGGCACTACTGAGTCAACTTCTTTCCAAGCAGGAACTGCTATAGCTGGAACTAATCCATTTACATGGTCTGCAACAACATATCAAAATGCCCCAGACTTAACAGAGGCTGGATCATGGTATAGTTTAAAAACTGATAAGTTTGATGGATATTCTGTCGGAACAGTTATCCCAATTCTCAAAAAGAATTTCCTCGTTGGATATGGTGACCTAGATGGTGGACTTAACGACAGATACCCAGGATTTGTTGAATGTGACGGTAGAGATATGGATCCAAACATCTATCGAGAACTTTATGAAGCAATTGGAACTCAATATGGTGGATCAGTAAATGAAAACACAACTGTTGAAACAGTATCACAAACAAGAAATGGTATCAATTATACATCAACTATTAGCACACTAACATATACTGGAACATTTAAACTTCCTGATTATAGAAATAGAAGATTATGTGGCACTGGTACTGTAGACTCAGCATCAGGAAATGCTGCATTCTTGACTCCTTCTAATGGTAAATCATTTACTCAAGCTGGTGCAGAAGGAGGATTCTGGTATTTTGATAAGGTCGATCCTTTTGGTGTAGAACCATACGAACAAATTCAAGGACCAGCTACAGCAGATAATGCAGATCCTGGTGGAGGAATATCATCATTTAATATGTGGTGGTCTTCTAAGTATACTTCTGATGATGGTCAATCAACTGATCCAACTGGTGGTGGCGATTCTAATGATGGCACAAATGGATTTTTTGGATCAGGAATAGGTCAGTGGGCTTATAGAGGAGCTGGATTTAACGGATGGACTGCAGTAGGTCAGCAGGAAGTCAGAGAGGAGGACATGATTTATGGAGTAGGATCTAATGGTAATGGAACTGGTATGAAGTTGAAGATTACCTATGAAGCGACAGATGGTGGAGGCGGGACATTTAATACTAGAATACGTATTGATGAGATTTTAGATCCTGGTAGTGGATATGAAGTAGGAGATGTTCTTACTTCTGCGTGGTGGAATAATATTGGTTCGAATAGAATTATTGAACTTAATGGAGTTACTCCTGCGAATGATGGACAAACTGGATTGGTTAGTGACTTCTATTCATTAGGAACCGTCAGAATTACAGGTCTTGAAACTCTAACGACAAATATTATATTTACAATTACTGGTTCGGTGTCAGCTACAGTTGGACCTTTGAATTCTATTGTTGTTATTCCTCCTACTCACCAGCACCAGTTTTATGCTGCTAGAACAGAGAGTGACGATGGATTCCCGCTGATTGGTTTTGGTAATGTTAATAGTGGAACTGGATCCTCTATTACTAGAGGAACTATGATGAGAACTGGTAAGGGAACTTCTGATAACGGACAAGAACCTGCGGACTTTAGTAATGGTGTAATTGTAGTAGGTGCAGAACCAGATGGTGGTGGATCATCACCAAATACTCCTGAAGCTGCTTGGGCATTAGTCCTTGCAGATGGTGCGTTTATTGGCGGTAACAACGCGTTTGAGCAGTCTCTACAAACATATCTGGGTGATAAATGGACCGATATGGCTACATTTATCAGCGACTATATGTCTGGAGGTTTTACTTCTACTGGTGGTGTTCTTGACTTTGATGATAATATTCAGGAATTGGAAAATGAAACAGGTCAAGATATGACAAATGAAGGAACTGGCGGTGACGTTATTGCCTTCAACGTTGGTATTAATTTCTACACATGGTGGATTACTAATACGAGTGGTTTGAATGCCAATAGAATGCAGGGGAATGGCATGGGCGCTCATGGTTGTGTTATTGATATTATACCTGGCAATTTTACCATCGATAGTTTTCTACCTACTAGTTCAAATGTTAAAACTCATAGACACCTATTAACAGAAGATATTGTTCAAAACTTTAATGCTGATTTTACTGGTGGTAACTTGAATGAAGAGGGTACGTTAAACAACGGCAAGGGAAGTGGTCTTGGCGGATCTAATGTAGGAACTCAAATTCCGATTGTATTTGATCAATCTCAATTGTTCATGGATATGACTGAGGGTACATTTGAATTCTCTAGAAGTTTCGTTAAACCAGTTCCAAATGTTACTATGAGACCTCAGAAACAAGCACCACTTATCAACCCATTCCACAAGACTAAATATATCATTAAAGCATATTGATTATGGCATTACCTGATTATAGACCACCTGAGTTGATGCTCGATCCCAAGATCACCAACTTTGAGTCTGACGATTTTATTGGAATTTGGAAAAATTTTGTCCCGAGAACAATTTGTGATAAATTAATTGAACACACAGAGACTATTTTGGATCGTGGTTCTTATTTTCTTCCTGGAAGTGTTGGTGAAGGATATGATGAAGAAGAATATGCTTATAACTCTTCTATGTTTTATGGTGGAGATATGAATAGAAAAGATTTCGCTTTTCTATTGAACTATAGTAATAAAAAATTAGTCATGGAAGTCAATAGTTGCTTGAATTGCTGTTTGAAGCACTATTTCTATACTTATCAATCACTAAAACATACTTCTTTGCTGTCTACTGATATTAAAGTACAAAAAACTCCACCTGGGGGTGGATATCATATGTGGCATTATGAAAGTCCTCTTCAGGAGTATGCACAAAGAGAATTAGTATGGATGATTTATTTGAATGATATGCCCGATGGTGAGGCAGAGACTGAGTTTATGTACCAGAGGAGAAGAATTAAACCCACCGCAGGAACTGTTGTCATATGGCCTGCAGGATTCACACATACACATAAAGGTAATACTGTGTTGACTCAAGATAAATATATCTTGACAGGATGGTACATCAAACAAAAGTAAGCTCATGTTCGACCAAAGACAAATACTAGTTGAAATTGATTTTGTTAACAACTATATTGTTGATTCTGGTAGTGTTAATCAGTACACATTAGACACTAGTAAGAAAACTACTCACGCTATTCCTTTTGCACCAAAGAAGAGGAAGATCGATCCTGCACTTAAAGAGAATTTTTTAAGTACATTAGATCCATTCTGGCACAGTGATAAAGATCGTATTGTTTTGTTTCAATATTTTAGTGACGGATATTATTTCTGTCAAAGAAAAAAACAAAAAGTCGATTTCGCAACAGAGTCTACTTATTGGAATGATTACACCTTTAAAGGTGCATCAGAAGAGCAAGCGGCAGAATTTTATGAAAAATTAAATGTTTTTCGTGAGGTGGTAAAAGAAGTTAAGAAACTTCAAGTTGCCGAAAAGGTTAAAGAGATTGACCAAGAGGTCATCTTTTTCGAGCAAAGATATTATAAACTGAGAAGACAAAGAGAATCCCTGTTAAGTATTACTGACTGGCGTGTTCTTCCCGATATTGAAGATAAGTATGAAGGTGAAAAAGATCAGTGGATTCGCTGGAGAGCACACATTAGAGATATGGTTTTAAGAAAACCAAGTGATCCTATTTTCTTAGATGAAAACGGCATAATTTCTGGATTAAAGTATTTTAAATATGCTGCAGATTATAGATTCCCTATCGATCCTCAAATGTATAGCGAATTATATAAAGATGGAGTAAATGAATTCGGTCAACCAGCACCACCATTTATGGATGAAACTGATCCTGAACAGTGGGTTAAGCAGGAAGCAGAGGCATCATCTGACTTCTTCAGAGCAAATGAACAGAATATGTACAACTTAGCTGGAAGAGCAATCCCTGCCAGAAGAAAAGTTCAACAAAATCTGATAGATTTGATGAAAGAAATTGGTGTAGATGAAATAATTGATGTAAACTGGGATTCCTACTACACTGACGACTCTCAATTGACTGAATAACTGTATGATTTTTGAAATTGATCTACTTGATGATGATCAGATTGACTATATCAGACAATATTATAACTATCTGACATTTAAGGATGGCAGGATTAGCAATCCTGGTGCAAATAAACTCTGTCAAACGGTATTTGACGGACCAGGACATATCGATTTGAATATGTATTGTCGTGATATAATATCAAAAGCAGATCTTCCTGTGTTTATATCAGCAATCTCACAAATATACTTTGTTAAGTATGAAGTTGGTGGTATGTATGAAGATCACTATGATGCTGTCAATTGTGGTGGTGTTAGAGCAGACTATGGTATGACATGTTTTCTTAGTGATGATTATGTTGGAGGAGAACTAGTTATTAATGATACAATACCAGTTAAGTTAGAGAAAGGGAAGGCAGTCATTTATCCTGGTAATCTAATTCATAGAGTTAATGAAGTTACTTCTGGTTGTCGAGATGTATTTGTGTGTTGGTTTCAAAAATGATTAAAAGATATAATAATCCATTTGATAGAGAGAGTCATAGTCATATAGTTTCTGATGTTCTTGGTTCTAATTGGGCATTCGGACATGGATCTCATCAGAACAAGAAAACATTTCCTTTTTGGATCATAAACCTGAAAGACAATTCATTCTATAGTGAATATCTTCTAAATATCATACAGGAGAAAACTCAACAAGAATATGAGTTATATGATGTGTATGCCAACGGACATACATTTGGTACGATGGGTGATTTCCATGTAGACTGGCATGATTCTCGTGGCAGGACATTTTTATACTATGCAAATGATAATTGGAAACCAGAATGGTGTGGTAAGACTATATTTAATGTGAATGGTGATATTCAATACGAACCTTTCATCCCACATTCAGCAATACTTTTTCCTGGTGAAATACCACACATGGCAGAAGGAGTATCAAGAGCATTCAGTGGGTTACGTGTAACAATTGCTTGGAAGCTAATACTAAAATGAACACAGATTACGAAGTCTTTTATTTTGACAATTTTATTGGCAGGTATGCTACTAAACTAGGCAAACCAGTGGTCTATCTTAGATCATATGGTTGGAATCATAGCACTAATGTTGATGCTATTAATGCTTCTTATGATTTGTATAAAGAAATTCTTCCAATCGATTGGTGGACAGCATTAAAGAATTCTGAATACGTATTTGTTGAGGTTGAGGATTTAAATGATACGATGGAATTCTTAGATAACAACTTCCCAGAGAGTCAAGAAGGTACACAAACTCCTGAGAATTACATTCATTACTCATTATATAACGCACAAGGTCAAATTATCGCATCTAACTAAAATGTTTTCTGAAACGTATGCTCTGAGGGAGAAGTATAATTTAAATACTCAGGAACATGTTTCGACATGTGAGTCTATGCCAGTGAGATTCACACGATTGAAGGATGATCGTTATGGTCCTGAATTATCTGAATCAGTAAAGGATAAATTGAACCTTTACTTTGACTATAAACCTCAACATGTCAAAGATCCAATTCGTGATGATGATAATGACATGTTTATTGAGTATAAAAACGGTCAGTTACTGTCGTTCTTTTCAAAGAAATTCCTTAGACTCAGTAACTTAACAACAGCAGAGTCGTCAAATTTATGGAATGGATTCCTCAATTATATACAGTGTCCAGAAATAAATGACTGTTGGTATAGAGTGCAAGAATTGACCGAAGGAATTCATGTAGGTCAAATAGCATTCAACGGTATTGAATATAATGCTGATGGATCATTTTCTGGTATCAGAATCTTTACAGAAAAGTTTAATACTAGAAAGTATACCGACAATCTTCCTGGTGACATGGTATCTGTTTTAGATAAGATTGAAATTCTAGGAAATTGGTATACAAAAGATCCATGGCAGAAACTGGGCGATACTAGTATCACGTTCTTTCCAGATGGCAACATCAAATATACTTTAAACTTTGATTTCCCATGGAAACTTAATACATCATACAAAGGAAAAAACAAGGTGAACAGACTAGAACGTATGAATTATTCATACGTTGATAATTATTTGAAGATCCTCAGTATTGAAGGTGGTCCTCAATTACTAACAGAAGATCAAGTAGCATATATTAGATCTCTCTGTGTAAATGATGCATTCTTCAGTCTATCATTTAATATCAATCTGCCTGATGAGACTTGTACTGATAAGTTTGTTTACATTCATAAGATAGCAGAATTTGAGGACTTGACAGCAGGTTGACGCTTGTGCTAGTGTAGCAAAGCATTTGGAGATTTAATGAGAGTGCCCACGCAGATCGAGTTGCAGCACATGCAGCTGCAAGCGATGTTAAGAGAACACGATATTCCAGAAAGCGAACTAATGTACTGCGGTGAGCGTGAGTATACTACTGAGTATTCTGCTCATCCTGAGTATCATGGACAGATGATGCACTGGTACATTATTGCTGGTGAGCATGAGGTTCCTGTGTGTGACATCGAATCTGTTGATAGAGTAGACGATCCGTAAACCTACACATACCTATCACACAACGTATGAACCGTGTTATACTATGTTCATACCAAATTCCCAGTTATTATGAGGCATTTCTGGACGACATGTTCTGTTATTGCTATCGTTGGTCTTTGCACTGTAGTTGTCCCTAACTACTATTCTGAATTTGCTATGACTATTGTAGACCTTGCCCACGCCCCTGCCAAAGCTCGTGATGGAGAAACTTACTAATGACAACTGAAGGACGCCCTGAGTTTAAAAATTCTGAAGAGTTTTACGCCAAAACTTATGCAGAACAACGTAAATGTCGTCTTCAAGATGCCATCGATGATTACTTGCAAGATGATAGCGTCAGCGTCACACAATTCTATATGGAGTTGAAAGATTGCTTCGATGATGTTATCAAATATCATACGAAGAGTCGTGATCGTGCAACTGCCGCACTTCAATTGTGCATGGGACATCGACCATCTGTTGATTTAGGTGATGTTACACAAGAAGATGTGACTCGTGCATTAAATAATATGCCAACCCGTTATTGATATGAACGAAGAAGACTTCAAAAAAGCAATCGAGAACATCTTGATGATGCAAAACAACAACGATGCTAACTTTCAGATCTTGCAGGCACAAATTGACCGATTACAGAGTCAATTATCCGAACTAAATGATCTTAGGGAGATGTTCCGTCTTCCTCCTCCAGAGAATAAGGATCGGGTGTTGTTTGATGAACAAGAATGATTTCGAATTGCTCCAACCTGTATCATATAGTAACGTTACAGGTTATATCTCTTTCATAAGCGAAGAGTATATTACTATTTGCTTCAAGGACATCCCACTACCTACGAGTGCAAACTCACGGTGGGGTCGTCACTATGTTAATCTCGTTGTTTACCCTGAATTTTGGCATGAAGTACGCAGTTGTATGGATGAAACAAAAGAAGAAAGGCACTTCCCGCCAAGAAGCGATCTTTTACAATTTGGACGATGCCGCTCTGTGGGAGCAGCATATCAACAAAACCGAGCACTGTCGCACTGACATCATCCCCATCTATGGGGACAGTTAATGAACTGGTTGGGAGGGTTGACGCCCTCCCTTTTTCATGCCATACTATAAGAGTCAAAGCAATTCACCATGACTGCCAACGAAACCCGCGTCTGCTCTAAGTGTGGTGCTGAGCACCCTTTGACTGAGGAGTTTTTTGGTAAGAATCAATCTACCAATACTGGTGGTGACAAATACTTCCGCCCTGAGTGTAAGAAATGCACACGAGAAGCAGGTAAAGGTAAGAACGTAGCATACAAACTTGCTGGTAAACCTGCTGTTCCTGCTATTGGTACATGTTGTGATCGTTGTGGACGTAATCCTGGTCCCAAGAAGAATGATCCTACAAAAGCAAAACTAGTATTTGATCACTGTCATGAGACACTAGTACATCGTGGTTGGTTGTGTGATAACTGCAACCGTGCTATGGGTATGCTTGGTGATGACATCTCAGGCATGATTCTCTCCGCAGTTTATATTGCCAAGACCACTGGCAAAGACAAAACAGATATTATTTCCGCGCTCAACTCCGCATGGTCCTGATGTTAGAACTACCACAAGATTTTCCTCACAATCCACCAGAGGGTTACACATATGAACTCGACAACTTCAAATCAGGATTGGTTCGCATTTGGTTGCGTCACCCTGATCAGTATAATTACACTTCTGATGTTGTTCGGACAGTATGGGGATTCTACAACACAAAAAAGAAAGTATATTGTGCCCCCATCAACAGTAAAAAGTGTGGAGATGTAGTTGACATAGGTAAAACAACACCCTATACTTCTATGCAGATCGTCAAACCCATGCGACCCACGGTGCTGTCGTTCTGCTAGACCCCTCCAGAAGCGCCTGTAAGGCGTCTTGATTGCCCATGACTACCGATACCACTAATGTCCCCCTGAGCGCCTCACAGATCCGATTCCTGATGGATATGATGATGGGATGCCCCCTAGGTCACACTGAACAGTATTCCTACCATCATCACGTCAACGCCAGTGACCTGTACAACCACTTACAGAACTGTCTACCAACTGCCCCACGGCACCCTAAATGATGTATTCTATAGAAGTCGTCAAGGGAAGCACATGCGTCTCCACACCTCCGCCACACAGATTGACTTCTATCCTGTTGCTGGTGGCAAGCGTTTCGTCAAGCGTGTCATCTGGCATCCTGGTGATGAGCAGACTGAGATGACTTCATTCTCCACCCGCACTAAGTCTGACATGGTGTATGATGTGAACTGCTACGTCGCCAACGGTGCTACTATCAGTGACTTCAACACTGAAGCATACACTGGTTCTGATTACTCTCCCGTCTACTGCTGATCATGATCACTTCTAAATCACAGATCATCAACACAATTAAAGAGTGCTGCACTGGCAGTGCTCTCACTAAAACTGAAAAGTTCCAAGTGTTCTGTAATGTGTGTGATAACATGTTACATGCAGGACAAATTACCAAAGCACAACACACTCGCTGGACAAATGTTTTCTAAAGACGACCACGATTTTCTTGACTTCCTCTTCGGCAAACTCACTGCGTTTGTAGATGTTGAAGAGATTGATCTCCACGATGATGACACATGTTGTGATCATCTTGAACTAAAGGCAGCAGAACTTGAAATGACTGTCGATGAAATGCTCCTTATGGAAAACACTCACCTCTGAAACTATGTCTACTATGTCTGAAGTAATGCTCGACCGCTGGCTCCTTGAACAGATTGAAGAAGAATACGACGTGATTGAGATTGACAAGGACATGCCAGTTGAAGAACTGTCATACGAGACCTTGGAACTGCTCTCCTGAGCCCTATACTATATTCATCAGCAAGGGACACCACCCATGACCGTTCAAGTCGTCAAGCACTCCTTCTACAAGATCGAGATCGACACCGTGGACGCTCCCCAGCACCCCATCGTGTACTTCCGCAAGTGTGGCAAGTGTACCACTGCTAAGGGCATGGATCGTCAGCACAATCGCATCGTGAACGAGACTGTTGAGGCATGGCGTCCATTCTCCCAGCAGATCCGTCGCTACACTGTCTCTCGTGTGCCAGCTGACGTAGTGGTCGGTGGTGAGATCCGCAAGGCGTGATCCACCCTATACTAAGTTCATCAACGCAAGACACCATGTCAACCATCTTTCGCATCACTGCTCACACTCCTGAAGAGGGCAAGGTCGTCTACGATGTTATGGATCAGGACACTGCCCGTAAGTTGCACTCTCATCTCATGGGTCGTCAACTTAAGAAGGACGGTACAAGAGGTGTCACAGTCACAACCATCTGACCTCCATCCTGCTCTATACTAAGTTCATCAACGCAAGACACCATGACCACCACCTCCACGTTCTCTGAGTTCTGTGCCACCGCTGATGCCCGTGAGCGCATCCAACAGAACGTTCTCCTTTGGACTCAGATGCTCTGTGAGGCACTAGAGCAAGACTTCGTAGAGGAGTCTATCAAACGTGCTAAGTTCTTCGGTGCTGATAATCCAGAGTATCGTGAGGATCGTCTTCGTCGCCTGCAACAGGGCAAAGATCGTTACAAGTTCTACATCGAGAGTGGTCGCAAGTACCACAAGATTATCATGGAGACTGAGAGTGGTAATCGTTCTGTCCATGCATTTGTGGACATGAAGACTGGTGAAGTCTATAAGGCAGCATCATTCAAAGCACCTGCCAAGGGTGTTCGTTTTGACCTGCGTATTATCAAAGAGCGTGAGTTTGTGCTGGAGAATGCTGACTGGGCGGGCGGTTATTTGTACAAAAATGCATACTACGAGGGTTGACACCCTCTTAAATACATAGTACACTATTCTCATTCACACTTCAGGAGAACCATGGACCACGATCTCATGTATGTCGTCATCAACGGAGAGGCAATCATGCTTGAGAACGGTACACCCGTATCTTATCTTGTTGATGACAACGACGGCACTATCGATTGGACTAGTCAGGACACAGTTGATTGGGAAGATATGCTCCCAGGTGAGTACAAAATGTACAAAACTGCTATTGACTTCCTTCAAACCTATTCATCCTCCACTGTATTTGTCAAATGAGCATGTTATCTGAGTACATCACGGAGTTTATCAATCCGTATCCTAATCGTTACACTCGTGGTACGTGGGAAATCCGTGTTCTTCCGCACGAAGATCTTGATGAGGAAGGCGTTGAGAAGTATTGGCGCTTATTCAAGAAGTTTCCTAACGAATTTGCGTCAGCAGCAGCATCTATGCTCCCTGATGATGTAGAATTCATCAAGTATGACCACCTCGCCAACATCCTGTTCGCTAAAAAACTATGAGCACTGACACTGAGCGCCTTTCTTATCAACGTGATCTCGTCTATGATTACTGTTGTGATCGTTTTAAAGATCTGATTGCAGAAGAACGTCATGAAGATGCACTAGCACTTGCTGATGAGTTCTTTGAATGGTTGGACCCTGAACAACTAGAAGATGAGCAGACTATTTACGTCAACGAAGAAGAGCTGCTAAATTTCTATATGTCTATGCCAGAACAAGATGACTGACGAACCTGACATCGTAATCTCTGATGAAATGCGAGCACTCCTCCTAGAATACATGACAGCATGTAATGAGGGTAGGTACGCTGATTCAGAAGGTCTAATACTCAAAATCAAAGAACAAGGAGCAATTGATCATGAAAAACGTTCTGCTTAGCATACTAGCACTAGCATCATTTACAACAGCAGGTGTTGCACTTGCTAATGAAGACAAGATCACTAAAGGTTACTACACCATGGATGCCATGGGTTGTATGTTGCTTAAAGAGTGTACTAAGGGAGTGGATAGAATCAATTCATCAATTGATCTAATGAAAGCATATCCTGATAGTGATTGGGATGTAGTGAAGAGTGAGTTTGACATCATCATGATTGCTTTCAAGAAGATCGGTGTGAATGTATATCTTGCTGATGAGAAGTATTTCCCAGTAGGACATCGTGGTGTATATCATACTGTGAGCAATCATTTCTATCTCAACAAGAGATATATGAGTCGTCCACACATCTTGATGAGTGTTGTACGACATGAAGGATGGCACGCTGCACAAGATTGTATGGCGGGTAGTATCAAGAACAACATGATTGCTATCATCAAACCAGAAGAGGAAGTTCCTATGATCTGGAAAGAGATGGTGAAGCGTACCTATCCTCCACATGCACAACCATGGGAAGCGGAAGCATCATGGGCAGGTAAAACAGAGGGAATGACCATGAAAGCACTTGAATCGTGTGCTGCGGGCACGATGTGGACAGAT